TTCCTTACTTATGTTCTAAAGATAGTGCTAACAAAAAAACAAACCATCAGAACATTGGTGTAATTAAACAATCAAATCTTTGTAATGAAATTTACCAATATACTGACGAGAAAACCACAGCAATCTGCACATTATCCTCAATGGTATTAAAAAACTTTATTGAAAAGGGTGAGTTTGATTTTAACCTACTTTATGATGAAGTTAGAAAAGTTGTTAGAGCACTTAACAAAGTTATTAATATCAATCGTTACTCAACTGAAAAAGGTAAAAAAGGTGGATTAGACCAAAGAGCAATCGCGATTGGAACTCAAGGATTGGCAGATGTGTTCTATTTAATGGATTACATTTTTACATCTGAAGAGGCTAAAAAATTAAACAAAGCGATTTTTGAAACTATCTATTTTGCGGCAATCACCGAAAGTAATAAATTATGTATGGAAGGTAAATACGAACCATACGTTCACTTCAAGGGTTCACCTATGTCTAAAGGAGTATTTCAATTTGATATGTGGGGGTTAAACGAAGATGACCTTTCAGGTAGATGGCCTTGGAACGATTTAAAACAAAACGTTAAAAATTATGGTGTTTGTAATTCATTATTTACCGCTCAAATGCCTGTAGCATCTTCAGCAAAAATTACAGGTTCGTTTGAAATGACAGAACCCGCACATTCTGCTCTTTTTAATAGACGAGTTGTTGGTGGTGAAATAATGATTGTCAACAAATACTTGATTAATGATTTTGAAAAGATTGGTATTTGGAGTGAAGAATTAAAAAATGAAATCATTTTAAATGAAGGTTCAATTCAAAACATTAACTTTAATAACCATCTTGACACTGAGGATAAAAACTATACTAAGAAAGTTAAACGTATAGAATACTTGATTAGTAAATACAAAACAATTTGGGAAATTTCACAAAAAGAATTGATTAATATGGCGGCAGATAGAGCACCATTTATTGACCAATCACAATCAATGAATATTTATATGGCAAATCCAACATTGTCTAAAATTACCTCATCACATTTCCATTCATGGGAAAAAGGATTAAAAACTTTATGTTATTATGTTAGAACTAAAGCGATTTCAACAGGAGCAAAACACTTGGCGGTTGATGTTTCAAAAATATCAAAACCTAATGTTAAGATTGAAATACCAAAAGTTGAAATAATTGAATTAAACACAAAACCTAAAGATAGTCCTTTTGAATGTTTTGGGTGTAGCTCTTAATTATAAATCCCGACGTGTCGGGATTTTTCATTTTTAATCTATTTAAAGAAAAATAGATAGTACTATATTTATAGTTATGGCAAATGGTGTTACTTATGGTATTAATTTCCCTTTTCGAGATTCTAGACGAGGGGATTATTTAGAACTTACTGAACTACAATCCCAAGAAATTAAAGCGGACTTAATACATTTATTGTTAACAAGAAGAGGTTCTCGATATTTTTTACCGCAATTTGGCACAAGATTATATGAATTTATCTTTGAACCATTTGATGGTGTTACTTTTACTGCAATTGAATCTGACATAAGAGACGCTATTGAAAATTTTATGCCAAATTTATTAGTTAATAGTTTAAGTATATTACCTGCAGACCCACAAGAAGAAACTGATATTGCAACAGGTCAAAATTTTGTAGGAACTAATGAATCATCAATTTACAGATTTCCGGGTAAGGGAACTTCTGAATACACCGCAAAAATAAGATTAGATTACTCAACAAACGGCTCAACATACGCACAGAGTGATTTTGTTATTATTAATATTTAATATAAATGGCAAATAATAAAATATCATACGCAACAAGAGATTATCAGTCAATTAGGACAGAACTTTTAAATTATACTAAAACTTACTATCCTGACTTAATCCAAGATTTTAATGACGCTTCAATATTTTCCGTATTTATTGATTTAAATGCTGCAATTGCTGACAACTTACATTATAATATTGACCGAAGTATTCAGGAAACAGTATTACAATATGCACAACAAAGGTCATCAATATATAATATCGCTAGAACTTACGGATTAAAATTACCAGGTCAAAGACCTTCAGTTTCTTTGGTTGATTTTTCAGTTACAGTTCCTGCTTTTGGTGATAAAGAAGATGAAAGATATCTTGGAATATTAACAAGAGGGTCACAAGTTGTCGGGGCTGGAATTGTATTTGAAAATGTTAATGATATTGATTTTGCTTCACCATATAATTCCCAAGGGTTTCCAAATAGACTAAAAATTCCAAACTTTAATTCTAATAATATTTTAGTTAATTATACTATCACAAAAAGAGAAGTTGTTGTTAATGGTATAACAAAAGTATTTAAAAGAGTTATTGGTGCAAATGATGTTAAACCTTTCTTTGAATTATTTCTACCAGAAAAGAACGTATTAGGTATTACAAGTGTCATATTAAAAAATGGTACACAATATACAAATACACCGACAACTGCAGAGTTTTTAGGTTTAGATAATAAATGGTATGAGGTAGATGCTTTGGCGGAAGACCGAGTTTTTATTGAAGACTTAACAAAAGTTTCCGACCAACCTGGAATTAAAGTTGGAAAATACATTCAAACACAAAATAGATTTATTACGGAATTTACACCTGAAGGATTTAAAAAAATGACATTTGGTGGAGGAACAAACACTGCTCAAGACCAATTAAACCAATTCACAACTTTAGGTACCACATTAGAACTTCAAAAATACTCAAATAATTTTTCATTAGGTTCGGCATTATCTCCAAATTCAACATTGTTTATTCAATATAGAGTTGGTGGTGGATTAGCAACAAATTTAGGTTCAAATGTAATTAATCAATTAGGTACCATATCTTTTTATGTTAATGGGCCTTCTGAAACAACAAACTCTACTGTAGTTAATTCATTAAGATGTGTAAATGTCACGGCAGCTGTTGGTGGAGCGGGAATTCCCTCATTGGAAGAAATTAGAAATTACGTTTCATTTAATTTTTCAGCACAAAAAAGGGCAGTAACAGTACAAGATTATGAATCAATTATTAGAAACATGCCGTCCCAATTTGGTGCACCCGCTAAAGTTTCTATTACCGAAAATAATAATAAAATTTTAATTCAAATATTATCTTTTGATACTTCAGGTAAATTAACAAACATTGTTTCAAATACTTTAAGACAAAACATTGCAAATTATTTATCAAATTACCGAATGATGAATGATTATATTTCTATATTCAGTGCTGAAGTTATTGATTTGAGTGTTGATGTTGCAATTGTTTTAGATTCCGCTCAAAACTCAGGACAAGTTATTTCAAGTGTTATTGATAAAGTATCAACATATTTTAACCCTCAAACAAGACAATTAGGCCAAAATGTCTATTTATCAGAACTTAGAAGTATTATTCAAAATACAAATGGGGTATTAACCGTGTCAACATTAGATATATTTAATGAAGTTGGAGGTCAGTATTCATCTGCAGAAACATCTATGGAGTATTCAGACCCGGCAGTAAAACTTATTGGGCCAGTTGATGATACTATATTTGCGCAACCATCACAAGTTTATCAAATTAGGTACCCTGGTAAAGATATTAAAGTTTCAGTTAAAAACTTCCAATCGATTACTTTCTCTTAACAAGTTCACTTATTTTTTCTTTAGATTATTATTTAATTGTGTGTGTTCATTTTAAAAATCCCACATAAACTATTTATTAATTAAAGGTATTAATGGGTCAATCATATAGAATAAGGACTGAGTTAGGTATTAACAAAACAATCAACGTACAATTAGACCAAGAGTTTGAACAATTAGAGATTTTATCTTTAACATTACAACAAGAAGATGTTTATAATAGAAGTTGCGCTGATTATGGAGTTATTGTTGGAAGAGTAACGGCAAACAATGGGTTTGGATTACCAAACGCTAGAGTATCAATCTTTATTCCTATTAGTAATATTGATGTATCAAACCCAATAATTTCTAGTATCTATCCATATAAATCACCTAACGATACAAATGAAGATGGATATAGGTATAATTTATTACCTTACATGAAATCTTATTCCGCTCATGCGGCAACAGGAACTCTTCCATCAAGAATGGATGCGTTAACAGAAACAACCACAATTGAAATTTATGACAAATATTATCTTCTAACATCCAAAACAAATGAAAGTGGTGATTACATGATAATGGGTGTGCCAATAGGGTTTCAAACTGTAGTTATGGATGTTGATTTATCTGACATTGGAGAGTTTTCATTAACACCGCAAGATTTAATTAGAATGGGTCTTGCAACTGAAGGACAAGTTGCGGGTAATAGATTCAAAACATCAACAGATTTAAATTCATTACCACAAATTATAAATTCTGTTAAACAGTTAGACATTTCACCACTTTGGGGTGAACCTGATATTTGTGACATAGCCATTAATCGTTTAGATTTTGATTTAAGAGACGATTCAAATGTTGACATACAACCCACTGCGGTTTTTATGGGCTCAATATACTCAACTCCAGATAAATTTAGAGTTAGAAAAAAAGCAAGACCAAAAGATAATATGGGAAATCTTTGTAGTTTACAGTCAGGACCTGGACAAATATTGGTAATTAGACAAACTATTCAACAAGATGACACAGGTAAACCAATATTAGAAGAATTTAAATTAGAACAATCGGGAAATATTATTGACGGTGATGGGGTTTGGTTAACTGAATTACCGATGAATTTAGATTATATTATCACTAATGAATTTGGTGAGAGAGTTATCTCAAATGACCCAACATTGGGAATACCAACTAAATCAAAATATCGATTTAAAATTAAGTGGCAGCAACCTCCATCATTAACTGACGTAAAACGACCATATTTTTTAGTTCCAAATATTAAAGAGTATGGTTGGACAAATACCGGAACTGACCCAAATTTGGCGTCCGACTATTTAACTAATGAAGAATTAGCGGGTTCTTATTATTTTGGATTAGATTGGACGGGATATACAAATACTCAAGCGGCAATAAATTGTGAAGATACTTTTTATGAATTTGAATTTAATAGAGTTTATACGGTTTCAGGATTTATTGACCAATTTAAAAATGGTTTTAGAGGTAGATTTATTGGTATTAAAGAAATTGATAGTCAAGATTGTGATAGCATCAATAAATTTCCAGTAAATGAGGGGTTTAGAAATTTTGATTTAATATATTTTTTATTTTCAGTTCTTCTTACAATATTACAACCAATTGGACTGGTAATTATATTCATTGCAACCCTAATACAGTTTATACAAAATTTTCTTTATTCCATTTTGTGTGCAATTTCTTAAATAAAAATTTTAAGGTATCGGCCATTCAAGCAATATTCTAAATATTGTATAAGAAAAGATAATTCATTCAGAATACCAATGATTACCTATCCAGACTGTCAAGCTTGTGAATGTGACACATTAGTTGCAGGAGCAACTACTTCGACCTCAACAACTCCACCAGACGCTAATTTTTTAACTCCAATATCTGACCCAACACTTTATTATGACTTAGTTGAACAATATTATGCATCCGCTTTTGGTACGTTTTGGGATGACTTTAATTATCAAAATGAAATTATTCTAAATTTAACTGAAGCTCTCGCAACAAACCCAGCAAATGTAAATGGTTATTCGTATAAAACAGCGGTTAGTGAGGTACGACAAACAAGAGATGGAGAATCACCATCTTTTTCCAATCCTGTTGTTTATGGACCATGGGGATATAGTTTTCAATCAACAATACCGTTAGGTGTTAGAATTAATATTTTTAATACAAACAACAAGTATTATGAAAATGTTAATAGGATTAAAGTCACTTTTGCCGCAGATTCAAATTTAAATTATCACTACGACAATACTTTAACAGTATTGGTAGTTCCTGATTTTGTTGAAAATTTAGAACCAGGTTCAATTTTATCGTTTATAAACCCTAGTGGTTCTACAGACTCTAACTTTTTGTGGTCGCAGAACGTTACAGTTAGTGCAGGAGTATCACCAACAAATGCTGTTAATGGTATTATAGGAAAATTGCAAACCGATGAATTTGTCATGAATGTAGAATACGCCGACCCAACGAATAAATTAAATAATCTAAGCACCTCATATGTTATTCCAAAAAATGAAAATATGGAGGAGTTTTGTTTTAGTAGTATTGGGGTAGAAGTAACTGGTTTAGCTGATAATGTAGGAACTATTACTTATCAAGACTGTAATAATCTTGGTCATACTATTAATATTACAACACTTGGACCTCAAACCATTTCTGATTTTAACTCTTGTATACAATTACAAAGTTTAGGGGGTACCGCAGAATATACGGTGGTAAGTACTGGAGATACCTGTCAAAGATATTCATTTCCTTCAGATATAGAATATTATCAAGTATTAACAGCAATTACTATATCAACTACCGTAATAAATGGAGTGACAAATTTTATTATTCCAAATGCATCAAGTAGCTCTGGATTTTTATCAGAATTACTAACTTCAAGTAGTATAACTCAGCGTCAAAATATCCAAAATAATTTGGGTGATACTAATAGCGGATATTATCCACTTGGCACATTGCAGTATATACCGGCAAATTATTTTGAGGATTTTGCAAGTCAAAAAGTTGTAATTTTACAAAGAGGTGTTGACCCATACTCACCATTACTTACCAACAAATATAGTGTTGGAAGAATATTTGGACAAGATATTGATGACCCTGATTGGGTATTTACAGCTTCAACTAGAGTTAATATTCCGGTACAAAAAGTACCCGCTGGTTCTACAACTACAGTACCAACACATACTAATCAGAATAACATATTTTTCCAATCTAAATTTTTTACTCCTGGAGTATCCGGTTCAGTTACACCAGGACAACAATATTCCGGATTTACAACAAGTAATGTGAGATATTATGGAAGATTAGATTCAAATATTAGTAGTTCTTTTTTTACTACTATAACATACAATCCCCCAACTCTTAAAGGGATTAGAAGTATGACTAGTAATTTATTATACAGTGCCACAATTGGGTCAAATTTCTATGATAGTGCGGAAGATTTATCTGGAGGAGATATGCTGAGTTTGTTAAACCCCTCAACTGAACAAGTCGGTATTGGTGGTGCCCAACTTACTGTGTATGTTGGAGGAATGAATCGATATAATTTTACTAAAATATATTCATCAACTACGTCATTATCAATTTCAAATCCTACTAAAAATATTATGAGAACTGGAAGACTTCCAAGTTCGGACACATTTGATTCGCCAGACAACCCTAGTCTTTTACAACAAAATAGTATATTTGCATCATACGTTCTTCAAAATAATGGTTCTGGATTATTAGTTCAACCCGTACTTTCAACTGGAGGTTCACAAGTAACTCCTGACATTGAAGACCAATTAGCCGCTGGTAATGTTTTAGAGAGTCTGACTGATTGCGATAGAATGGTGAATCTTGGTTGTTATAGTGGTAATAGTGTTAATTTTGGAATTAAATCAGGTTGTCCCGAATCTGATGCGGTAGAAAATGGGTGTTATCTTTTTTTACAAAATATTCCCGGTGCAACTATATTTACACAATTTA